GATAAAAGCCAACCCGGCTGTTTCAATGCTGGCTGATGCAGACCGGCGATTCAAAAGCTACCTGGTAGAGTTCGGCCTGACACCGGCTGCCCGGTCAAAGGTGAACGTGGATGGTGGAGAAAAAGAAGAAGACCCGCTCAACCAGTTCTTCGGTTGACCCGGCGACGCAGTATGCAATGGACGTTACCAGCGGCGCGGTTATTGCCGGGCCAGACATCCGCGCGGCATGCGCCCGCCACCTCCGTGATCTGGAAGAGGGTCCGAAGCGTGGACTGTTCTGGGATGTTGAAGCTGTAACGCGTGTCGTTAATTTCTTCGCTCAGGTTCTGAAGCTCAACGGCGGTGAGCATGAGGGAAAGCCTTTCATCCTGCTGCCGTGGCAGTGCTTTATTGTTGGCTCGCTGTTTGGCTGGAAGTCAGAAGACGGAACGCGCCGCTTTCGCATGAGCTACATCGAGTCAGGTAAGGGGTCGGGCAAATCGCCCCTGGCGGGCGGCGTTGGCCTTTATCTGCTGATGGCTGACAAAGAGCCGCGCGCCGAAGTGTACGCTGCGGCCACCAAAAAAGACCAGGCGATGATCCTGTTCCGCGATGCGGTAACGATGGTCGATCAGTCGCCCGCGCTGGCGCAGCGCATTACCAAGTCCGGCACTGGGCTGAACGTGTGGAACCTCGCGTTCCTGCAGACGGGCTCTTTCTTCAAGCCCATCAGCTCCGATGATGGTCAGTCAGGGCCGCGCCCGCATGGCGCACTGATTGACGAAGTGCATGAGCACAAAACAAATGCCGTTGTTGAGATGATGCGCGCCGGTACAAAAGGCCGCCGTCAGGCGTTGATGTTCCTGATCACCAACAGCGGTCACGATAAAACCAGCGTCTGTTATGAATACCATGAGTACGGGCGCAAGGTTGCTGCGGGTGACCTGGAGGACGATAGCTTTTTCAGCTTCATCTGTTCTCTGGATGAGGGCGACGACCCGTTTAAGAACGAATCCTGCTGGGGCAAAGCTAACCCGTCGCTGGGACAAACATTCACGGATAAATATCTGCGGGAGCAGGTGACGCAGGCGCGGGGCATGCCGTCGAAAGAGAGCATCGTGCGCCGTCTTAACTTCTGCCAGTGGGTGGAGGCGTCCGACCCATGGATTGACAGCGACACATGGATGAACTGCGAGCAGGACTTTGATCCCGAAGATTTGGCAGGCGAAGAGTGTTATGGCGGTCTGGACCTGTCCGGTTCGCGCGACCTGACGGCGCTGGCGCTTTACTTCCCGAAGTCCAAAAAGCTTTTAGTTGAGTTCTGGACGCCAAAAGATTCTCTGCTTGAGCGCGCTAAGACAGACCACGTTCCCTATGATGCCTGGCTGCGTAACGGCTTTATTCACGCGCCGCCGGGTAAGGCGGTCAACTACGGTTTTGTCGCTGTGCGCATCGGTGAGCTGGCGGCCAGGTACGATATTAAGTGCATCGCGTTTGACCAGTACCGCATTAAGTATCTGGAGCCCGAGCTGGAAAGCGAGTCTGTGAGCGTTGACCTTGTTCCGCACGGTCAGGGCTTTTACAAGGCTCAGGAGTCCGGGCTGTGGATGCCGCGCTCTATCGAACTGTTTG